CTTCGTGCCCATGCTCTCCAGTTTGTTCAGGTATTTCGGAAGATCGCAATCCTCCTCCAATGCTAAGATCTCACCATTAGGCGTCTTGTATGAATAGTCGCTAATGTCATCAATAGATAGGCGCGCAGCCTTCAACTGTTCTACTGATACGATGCCCCATGCATGTCCATTGTCTGCGATAATTGTAACGTCCATTTTGTCCTCCATAGACAGGTTGAAAAGAGTAGGGAGAGCTGTTCGCATCACTGGTCGGCGGTCATCGCGACTCCCTACAAGAATGATTATACACATTAACAAACACAAAACAAACTAAATGTTCGGGTCGGGTTCGCTATAATTCGGGTCGGGTCGGGTTCGGGACTGGTGGCTTTAGTCACCAGTAGGGCGCCGCCCTCTGCTATAGGAGTAAGACTATAGCATATAAAATCTACACACAAAAAAAGGGGCGGCTAACGCCGCCCTCTCACTATTAGATGTAGGACGCCAGCGCAATAGAACGCTGCGCCAGCGTGAACGATAAGCGATAGCCTGATAATGCTATCAACGTCCATGCTCATTACTGTAGTCAAACCATACAGTGAATGAGCGGTGGCTAGCAGGAATAATCCTGCTAGCACAAAGAACAACCTAACCAAGGTAATGCTCTTCCCATTCTGGCGTGCAAAACACTAGGTTGCCGAATTCTTTAATCTCGGCGGCGTATGCATCACCCATTTCCCATGATCCATATGTCATTGGCGATTTTGCCGCGACATACCAACGTGCGTATGGGTCGCTGGCTTCATTGGCTGGCTTTTTGTATGTCTTCAATACGCGCCATTCCATGTCACCAGCGCGATATGTTGCATATGCCTGATCATGTCTTACAGTCTTTCCGAAAGGATTTTTAGTTTTAGTCATCGTTTAGCCCTCCGTTGGCTAGGTAATGGCTAGGGCATTATGCCCTAGCCTGTTTGGTTATTTCCAAGTGAACATCATTCGCGTCTGAACGTATGCTTCCTTGGCTTTCACATTGAAATCTTGAGGCTGTTTGAACGCCAAGCCATGCTCAATGGCGTGTTTCTCAACGTCCTTGCGTTCCATGTCCCAATACTTCGCTTGCTCTTTGCAATAGTCGTGCTGGTCTTTAAGACCGTGTAGCTCGACCAATGTCTCGCGCCACAACACAATCATCTCTTTAGCAAAGGCGGCTTGTTCTGCCTCTGTTAGAGCTTCAAACGTATGGCGTCTCGCAAATTGTGATTTAGTCATCTTGTATTCCTTCCATAAGATTAAGTTTGCTTTGGGGTCGCTTGGCTATTGCCGTCCGATTTCCCTTAATGTCCTATGACATTACACCAACATGGGACAACATACAACACCCAATAACAAATAAAATACATTTAATTTGTCAATCATTTGACGGGGTAACTTGGGGCAATTCGGACGGGATAGTCAAATATATGACACCCGACCCCCCTTGACAGCGGGGCCTGGCTGCGCCGCCCACCCTCCCCCCCTAGATGGGTAGATTCATTCACATGTTTTTCCATTGAGTCGAGGTTCAAGTTGCAAGTTCCACAAATTAATTGTAGAAAAAACAAAAGGAGTCCCTAGGCATGGAAAAAATTTCAAAAATAAATTCATTGGGGCGTGTTGTATATCGTCCCATGGAGGACACTGATATTACTACTATGATTGAGTTAGGTGCTGCGATGCACGGGGAGTCTGCTTTTCGACACTTGGACTATGACAAGGAGAAGTGTTTTTCGTTGTGCGTCAAGTATTTAGTTAATCCTGACTGGTATTTTAGTTATTGTGCATATGAGGGTGATGAGTTAGTTGGAATGTTTATGGGTCATCTAAGCAGATATTATTTTGGAAATGATCTTCTCGCGAATGATCTTCTCTGGTATGTTAAAAAGGAACGTAGAGGCTCGATGGTTGGCATCCGGTTATTAAATGCTTTTCGTAACTGGGCAAAAGAGCGTGGTGCTAATGAAGTTTGTATAGGTGTCTCTACTGCGTTAGATGTAGACAGGACGCATGGTTTGTTGTCGCGTATGGGTTTCAATCATGTTGGCGGCACTTTTAAAGAGGCACTTACAAAATGTTAAAACTTACCAAATTTGATTTAGAGCCTAAGTGGGTTGATTCAAGCATCTGTTTTTGCGGCGGCGGCGGCGGCGGCGGCATGGGTGAAGGTCAAGACAACACTGGCATTGCAGACGCTGCTGGCTATGGCTCTGGCTCTGGCACTAGCGGCGGTATGAATGAAGGCCAAGACAACACTGGCATTGCAGACGCTGCTGGCTATGGCTCTGGCTCTGGCACTAGCGGTGGTTCAGCACAAGCTGGTGATACTACCTCATCAGACGCAGAAACAGATGACCCAGCTACAGCAGGGGCTGGCAGTACAGAAGCGGGGTATAGTGACGCAACCGGCCAGATGGGAACTCCCGGTAGTGGTCTTGGTGGCTATCAGGGAAGCACTGGCCCTGGATTCGGCGGTTACGCAGGCGGTCCCGGTGCCAACGAACAAGCAGTATCTTATGCTGGTCCACCTGACATGACTGCTGAACAGAAAGCCGCTATATCTAAAGCGTTTGTCACAAACACAAAAGGTATGCCAATTAGCACACCTAATTCTAAAGGGAAATTTGGTGGTTATCTTGGCAAGACAAATGCTACAGATAAAGATATATCTGGTGCGTTAGCCGCTTTAGCCGGTATTCCTGGCACGCCGGAGAGTAAGGCGGCTGGAGCGGCTGCGACTGCGGCGGCGTCAGGTGCTCCTGTTGGTATAGCGTCTTCTCCTAGTATTTCTGCAGCGGAAGTTTTAGGTATTAGTCCTGTCGAGTCAATGGCGCGATTTGGGACTCCCGGTTATGCTGGGATGACGGCACAAGCAGCAACAAATACAGCGGATCAGTTTTCTACTCCCGCGACAGCCCCCTCCGCTCGTGCTCCAAGCGTCAACGTTTCCAATGTCCTTTCGGCGGTTAATGACCTAGCTGCACAGAGTCTAGCCTCTAGCCAAGGCAAACCAGGTGCTCCGAGCACTGGCATTGCTAGTGTGGCTGTTGATTCACTTGACCGAAGTAATCCAAATGCGATGGCGGCGGCGGAAAAGGCGGAAGTGGGTCAGCTTTTAGGTGCACTTTCAAGTGATGTGCGAAGTGGTCCGGTTTCGGACACACAGATAGGCATAACGGCGGCACCTGCTGTTTCTGCCCAAGAAGTTTTGTCTGGTTTACCCGATGAACTTAGCACTCCCGCTATGAGTAGTGCTAGCGTCTCGGCTCCCGCATCTAATGTGGCTAATCCCAATGCTCCGGGTCAGCTTTCTTCAGCAGAAATGGCGGCTCTTGATGCATTAGCGGCTAGAGGTTTTGATCAAAACACTGCTCAGATGGGTCTTCGTGCTGATGATCTAACATCTAGTCAGGTTGATGAGAATGTTGCTGCGAACATTGGTTATGACCCAGTAACGGACATGCCTTATGGCCTAGAGTTTGCCACCAACCCGCAGACTGGTGCTCCGATTTCAACGAACCTAGCTGGTTTGACGGAGCAACAAAAAGCAAATCAACCGTTTTCGATGGATGTTGCTCAGTTTATTGGATCGAATCCTTACGGGTATGAAATTGATCCAGTTACAGGTCAAGTCATTGGTCAGGTTGGAAGCCCACCTTTTGGTATATTGGGCAACCTAACTACGGGTCTTCAAAACCTATTTATGGGTCCACCGCAAAACACACAGGATCTTATTGAGCGTGGCGCATATACCGGAATGACGGGTCAAGGTGGTGACGGGATGACGGGTGGTGACGGCGCCGGTGTGGATTCAGTTGCACAACAGCCCACTACTGATCCTTGCCCAGAAGGCTATGCTCTAGTTGGTGGGGCGTGCACTCCTGTTAGTCCGGAAGAGGAGGCGGCGTTTAAGTTTGGAACAGATACAGGTGTGAAGTATTTTGATCCATTCACTCAGGCTACACAGCTTGGTGGTATGAATCCGTTTGTTCTTCAGCCTTATATGCCTGGGCAGAATCCGTTTGCGCAACCAAGTCAAACTCCTGCTTCTACGGGTATTCAGGCACTTTCACCAACGGGAGCGGCTCTCGGCAGGCAGGTCTAGATGAATTTAGAGACGATTCCAGAGGAAGCCCTCAAGGAAATCTATGCCCTTCAGAACCAGCAGGTAAGGCTTCAGATCCGTGAAAAGGCTCGTGACCAGTTCATGCCGTTTGTGCATCATGTGTATGACGGCTTTATTGAGGGACGGCATCACCGCGTTATTGCGGAGAAGCTGGAGCGGGTAGCGAGGGGCGAGTTAAAGCGTCTCATTGTTAACATGCCTCCGCGACATAGTAAGTCTGAGTTTGCGTCATATTTGATGCCTGCTTGGTTCTTGGGTCGCAATCCTAAGTTAAAGATTATTCAGGCAACGCATAACACGGAGTTGGCGGTCAGGTTTGGTCGTAAGGTTCGTGATTTGATTGACACGCCTGATTATCGGACTGTGTTTCCTGACACTGGATTGAAGTCAGATGACAAGGCGGCTGGACGTTGGGGGACTTCGGCAGGCGGCGAATACTTTGCGGCTGGTGTTGGTGCGGCGATGACGGGTCGTGGTGCGGACTTGTTGATTATTGACGATCCGCATTCGGAGCAGGACGCTTTGTCTAGCACGGCGTTTGACAATGCGTTTGAGTGGTATACGTCTGGACCGCGTCAGCGTTTGCAGCCGGGTGGTTCTATCATCATTGTTATGACGCGCTGGGGTCAGAAGGATTTGACCGGTCAGGTTATCAAGATGCAGGGTTCGGACACTTTGGCGGACGAGTGGGAGGTTGTGGAGTTTCCTGCGATACTGCCGTCTGACAAGCCTTTGTGGCCGGAGTTCTGGGATCATGACTCGTTGGTTAAGGTCAAGGCATCATTGCCTGTCGCCAAGTGGAATGCTCAATGGCAGCAGAATCCGACTGCGGCGGAAGGTGCGATTGTTAAGAAGGAATGGTGGAACATGTGGGAGAAGGAGGATATCCCTAGTGTTAAGTACATCATCCAGTCTTACGATACGGCGTTTAGCAAGAAGGAAACGGCGGACTACTCTGCCATAACCACATGGGGGGTATTTGAGAATGAAGAGACTCACGCAGACAATGTTATACTTATGGATGCGAGACGCGGTAGATGGAACTTTCCGGAGCTTAAAGGAGTTGCTGCGGAAGAGTATGAGTATTGGGAACCGGATATGGTCATTATTGAAGCGAAGGCTTCAGGGCAACCGCTAACGGATGAGTTGCGTGCAGCCGGCATTCCCGTGATGAACTATACACCGAGCAAAGGTCGTGATAAGATAACTCGTATGCACACGGTAGCACCGCTGTTTGAGGCGGGGATGGTGTGGGCACCGGAACAGAAGTTTTCGGAAGAGGTTATTGAGGAATGTCTTGCTTTCCCGCATGGGGAGCATGATGACTTTGTTGATAGCATGACGATGGCTTTGATGCGGTTTAGGCAGGGTGGGTTTATCGAACTCGATGGTGAGAACGAAGCTACAGACTGGTATCCAAAGAAGCGGGAGTATTACTAATGTCTAGTAAGAAAAAGCCACAGGTTAAAAAATTTGATCTTAACACTGCCTCTATTGAGGAGTTGGAGAGGAAGATCAAGGAACTTCGTGAAGAGCAGACGATTGTTAAAAAAGCTGGTGGCGGCGTGATAAACGCAAAAGACAAGCTGAAAGAGATTAGCGGTGAATTGAAGAAAGCGTCAAACATGCACGCAAAGCAGTCCAAGAAGGTTGAGTCGATTGCTAATTCTTTTTTTAATGGTGGTGTCATAAAGGTCAAACGGCGCGGCACTTTTAAGGGGACATTTTAATGGCATTACCTCCACAGCCTATGGGCAGTTTAACAGATTCAGGAATCGAGGCACCTCAAGGCATGGAGGTGGACATCCCGCAGGCGGAAGACTTTGCCGGTGGCGCGGAGGTTATGCAGCAGGCTGATGGCAGTGCACTGATTCAGGCGCTTATGGGCGGAGAGCCAGACGGCATTGAGGTAGAGGCTGAACAGTATGATCATATGGCTAACCTAGCCGAGGTGATTGACGAGGCTGTTCTAGGAGAGATCTCTAGCGAACTGCGCGGCTTGTATGAGGAAGATAGTGAGTCTCGCGAAGAGTGGGAAGAAGGCTACACGAAAGGTCTGGATTTGCTTGGTATAAAGTACCAAGAGCGCACTCAGCCTTTTGAAGGTGCGTCTGGTGTAACGCATCCGTTGATTGCGGAATCTGTTACCCAGTTTCAAGCGCAGGCTTACAAGGAACTTTTGCCAGCCGGTGGCCCTGTCAAGACGCAGGTCTTGGGTTCCAAGACCATGGAGAAGGAATCACAGGCCAGCCGTGTAAAGAACTTCATGAACTATCAGGTTACTGAGGTCATGGAAGAGTTTGATCCTGACACGGATCAGATGCTGTTCTATCTACCGCTGTCTGGTTCTACGTTCAAGAAGGTTTACTTTGACCCTACCAAGGGGCGTGCGGTTTCTGCGTTTGTGCCAGCCGAAGATTTGGTGGTGTCTTATTCCGCCACGGATTTGGCGACAGCCCCGCGTGTAACGCATGTCTTGCGTATGGACGGTAATCAAGTTCGCAAGATGCAGATTGCTGGCATGTATCGTGACGTAGAGGTTTCTGCGGATGACGATATGGAAGATCAGGTTCGCGATAAGGTTGATGAGATAGAGGGTCTGAGCAAGGGCTACACGGATGATGTGCATACCATTTTGGAAATGCATGTTGATTTGGAACTAGAGGGCTTTGAGGACATTGGTTCAGACGGAGAACCCACAGGCATCAAGCTACCATATATAGTGACGATTGATCATGGGTCAGGGGAGATCTTGGCGATTACTCGTAACTACGAGGCTCAAGATCAGTTGAAGACCAAGCGTCAGTATTTCGTTCATTACAAGTTTCTGCCGGGTTTAGGTTTCTATGGCTTCGGTTTGATTCATATGATTGGTGGTTTGGGTCGTGCAGCGACAAGCATTCTTCGTCAGTTGATTGATGCGGGTACGCTTGCAAACCTGCCGTCTGGTTTCAAGGCACGAGGCATTCGTATTCGTAATGAAGACGAGCCTCTCATGCCGGGTGAGTTCAGGGACATTGATGCGCCGGGTGGCGACATTCGTAATGCTATTGTACCTCTACCATTTAAAGAACCGTCAGGCACGCTTGCGCAGTTGCTGGCTTCTTTAATCGAAGGCGGACGCCGTTTTGTATCTATCGCTGATCAGCAGATTGGTGAAAGTCAGAGCGGTGACATGCCTGTAGGAACAACTGTGGCACTGCTTGAGCGCGGTATGAAGGTCATGTCGGCTATTCATAAGCGTCTGCATTACTCACAGAAAACAGAGTTCCGGCTCCTCGCTAGAATCTTCGCGGAAAATCTCCCTCCCGTATATCCTTATGAGGTAGCCGGGGCACCTTCCGAGATCAAGTCGCAAGACTTTGATGGTCGTGTAGATGTTCTTCCAGTATCAGACCCGAACATTTTTTCAATGGCACAGCGCGTGACGCTGGCACAAACACAGCTTCAGTTGGCACAATCAAACCCCGGCATTCACAATCTGCATGAAGCATATAAGCGTATGTATCAGGCACTTGAGGTGCAGAACATTGATGAGATCTTGCCTGCCAAGAAAGAGCCTCAGCCTACCAGTCCTAGCATTGAGAATGCTAAAGGTATGCAAGGTGAACTACTGAATGCGTTTCAACAGCAAGATCATGACGCTCATATTATGACGCATGTTGCTTTTATGAAATTGCCGTTGGTTTCGACATCTCCTAATATTTATGCCACATTTATGGGGCATCTTCAGGATCATATATCTATGAAGGCACGTTTGACTGTAATGGCTCAAGTTCAAGAACAGCAGGCGCAGGCGCAACAAATGGCTTTAGCCGCACAGATGGGTGCGGTTGATCCGATGATGGCGCAACAACAGATGCAAGCCGCATCTGCCGTATCAGATGATATGATTGAAGCCGAGGTTGCAAAATTAGAGGCTCAGTTTACGCAAGAGATAATCGCAATGCTTTCTCCGCCAGAGGGGCAGCAGGATCCTCTTGTTGCAATAAGGCAACAAGAACTTGCTATTAAGGCATCTGAAGCCGAGCGTAGAGCGCAACAGGATTCAGCAGAATTAGCACTAGAACGCCAGAAGCTCCAACAACGGGCTATGACTGACGCAGCGCGGATCGAACTTCAAGAAGATATCGCGGAAGACAGGGCAGATGTGAATAGGGAACGCATCCAGACCCAGCGTGAGTTGGCGATGCGTAAGGGTTAATGATAGCAGAAACGCTTGCTGGTATAGCGTTATTTAAGAGTGCCGTAGACGGAATAAAATCTGCTATTGGTACTGCTAATGACGTATCTGAAATTGCAGGATTTATTGACAACCTTTTTGAGGGTGAGCAACAAATTCAAAAGAAACGCAGCGCTAAATCAGGCGTGAGCGTAGCGGATCAGTTTGGCGTAAAATCAGTAGCTTCCGAAATCATAGACGCTAAGTTGGCTAAAGAGCAAATGTATGAAGTTGCTCAAATGGTGGATTTACGTTTTGGTAGTGGAACGTGGAAATCTATTGTAGAAGAACGTGCTAGACGTATACAGGCTGCTAAAGAAGCAGCCGCCGCAGAGCGCCGCCGCAAGATTGAAGAAGCTCGTGAGTTTGAAGAAAATTTAAAACAATTCTTTATAATTGCTGGAGCGGTTGTTGCTGTCATCCTGTTTTTTGGTTTAATGATAGCACTGGCAGCTAGAGCGGACACTGTTTTCGTAGAGTGTCGGCTGGCTAAATACAAGAAGGTCAATCTTGAATGGTACTGCTATTACGAAGGTGCGAATAAGACGCGCACTTCTATGGTGATCAGTGAGTTTTGTCCTACGTCTTACATGTGTGAGTACGATCCAAATAGTGATAGTAAAATAGTTGAGTGGGAGTAAGATATGGCTCAGAAAAAATTACAGAAAGAGTCTAAGTTTGCGGAATATGACGAAGATGGTGACGGCATTGTAAGTGACGAGGAACTGTCGCATGTCAAAGAGATCAAGCAGACCGAAAATGAACTTAGGAAAAACTTGGCTCAACTACGCATGGCACGGTACACCTTAATCGCCATGGGCGTCTTTACGTTTGCGATGTTCTTTATTCCTTTGGATAGAGTCAAGGCGTTAAGTGACATAAGCAACCTGTTTTACATATCTGGGGCAGGAATTGTTGGTGCGTTTATGGGCGCCACTGCATGGATGAATCGAAAGTGATTCACGTTTTTGCTTATTTTAGTATTAGGTGGTAAGATACATAACTGTATGGATGGGTATGAAAACCTATGAGTAAGCCACAACGAATAAATGAAAACACCGAACTATCCATGCCCATACGCAATCTCATGGCGATGGTTGTAGGGGCGGCTATTGGAACATGGGCTTATTTTGGGATCATCGAACGCCTAAATACGATTGAAAATAAATTTGTATTGATAGAGGCTGACTTAGGTCAAAACACAGAGTTTCGCATAAAATGGCCTAGAGGTGACATGGGTGTTCTGCCTGCCGATAGTGAGCAGTATATGTTGATTGAGCATTTAGCAGAGCAGCTTGGAAAGTTACAAGAGCAGATTGATGAAGGTCGCGCACCGCATGACCAGCAACAAAAGCTGACATTAGATTTTTATGAAAAGAGAATTACGAACATAGAAAACCAAATCGAGAAGATGCGTAATGGAACCAATAATAATTAAAACCATGACATTGATTTTATATATGAGCGGAGATGTTTCAGAGCATACCGCCTATGAACAGATTTCTAAATGTTTGAAAGCCAAACGCACCATTGAGCGTAACCTATACAAAAAGTCTACTTCTGTGCGGTATTCTTGTGAAAATAAAACAGTTGAGGTATCAAAGAACACAGATGGCACAAACTATATTGTGAGGATTGTTGAATGATACAGGCACTTATAGGTCCGATTGCTAATCTTGCCGGCACATGGCTTGAGGGTAAGGTCGAAACAAAGAAGGCAGAAACCGGAGCAAAAGTTGCAAAGGCCAAGGCTGAAGCGGTCATTATGGAGAAGAAAGCCACTGGAGAGATTGACTGGGATCTCAAGATGGCAGATGCTTCTGCATCCTCGTGGAAAGACGAATGGCTTACCATTTTGTTTTCAGTACCGCTCATCCTAGCCTTCTGTGGAGATTGGGGCAGACAGATCGTAGAAGACGGATTTATTGCATTACAGGCGATGCCGGAGTATTATCGTTACACATTAGGAATTATTGTAAGTGCCAGCTTTGGCACACGGGCAGCAACCAAGTTTTTTAAGAAGTAGGAGTCTCTCATGCCAAAAAACAAATACACTGAAAAGCAGATGAAGATTGCTCGTGTAGCAGAACCTCGTGATGCAATCACTGGTGCCGACTTTGAAGCTATGAACAATAGCAAGATGGGCGGCGGTATGATCAAATACGCTGAAGGCGGAGATATTCGCAAGGAAATGCTGATGCAGATGCTTGAGGATGCTCGTGAGAATAACGATGATGACAAAATCATCGAGATTGAGGCTGAACTCTTCCAGATGGGAGACGGACAAGGCATGATGGGTGGCGGCATGGTAAAACGCCCTGGCTATAAGCACGGTGGCAAGGTTAAAGGCTATCGTGACGGGATGTCTGTCAATGCAAGCAAGGGCAAGGGTTGTGGTATTGCTACATCTGGCCGTGGTTATAGTGGAACGTACTAATGCCGATTATCACGATTAGCATATTACCGGATGGTGCCATACCGGTGGATAAGATGTCTGAAGAGGGGGAAAGTTGCCCGGCTCCCACTAAAGATGACGATCTTAATCAAGCTAACAAACTTATGGCTATTGAAGAAGCCGCATACGGTAAGGCGGTAGACTCAAAAAAGATTTGTGGCACTTGTGCAGCATACAATCAAACAGATGAAATGCTGGAATGCATCGGTGATGATACTGGTGATTTAGGCTATTGTCAGATTTGGAAGTTTAGTTGCATGTCTGATAAGTGGTGCGAGAGTTGGGCAGAAGGTGGTCCAATGACAAGTGATAAACAAGCAGGCTACAAAGATATTATATAATGGATGTTGCAGACTTCGCAAAATATGTTTATAACTTGTTATTGAAGCGAGAAGAACAGATCGCTGACATGTTGACATCTGGAGGTGTTCAGAACTTTGAACAGTACCAGCGGTTGGTTGGAGAAGTACAGGGACTTGTCTATGCCAAGGAAGAAATTAAAGCCCTGCTGGAGAGAAGCGTAGACGATGGCGAAGACATTATACGTTCCTGATCACATAGCGAGATCAAAAGCAAAAGACCCAGTTTCCTCAAATTCTGCATATGTAGAGACCGAGAAACGAGTTCTAGATCCTAATCTTCTGGACAAATCTTTAACAGAACGCTTACCGCAACCAACTGGTTGGCGGCTTCTTGTTATGCCTTATCAAGGCAAACAAAAGACAGAAGGCGGCATTATTATTCCTAATGAGGCTCGTGAGCGAGAGGCATTGGCTACTGTTGTAGCGTATGTTCTCAAGCTAGGACCATTGGCATATCAAGATCCGAACAAGTTTGGTGACAACCCTGAAGCATGGTGTCAGGAAGGTCAGTGGGTATGTATTGGTCGGTATGCAGGATCAAGGTTCAAGATTGACGGGGGCGAAGTCCGCATCATCAATGATGATGAGGTGATCGCCACTATTCTTGAGCCTGATGATGTTAAGCATGTCTAAGGAGATGAACATGGCAGAAGCTCAAGCGGTTGAAGAAGAAAACATCGAGGTAATGCTTGATGACGACCAGAAAAAGGTTGAGGTACAAGAAGAAGCTCTTCAAGTAGAGACTGAAAAAGCCGATGGGGAAGAACTGGACAACTACAGTAAGGGTGTTCAGAAACGAATTAAAAAGCTGACGGAAAAATATCGTTACGCGGAGCGGGACAAAGAAGAAGCCTCTCGTGTTGCTGAAGTTTTAAAAAACGAAAATGAACAGCTAAAAACTAAATTAAGTAACCTAGATCAAGGTTATCTATCTGAATATGGAACTCGGTTGGATTCACAGTTAGGCACTGCAAGGCAGTCCTACAAGGATGCACATGATCGCGGTGACGTTGATGCGATGATTGACGCGCAACAAGCTCTTTCAAAGATTTCTATTGAGCAAGAGCGTTTCCGGTTAGCTAAACAGCGCCAAGAGCAGCACGCGGTTCAGCCCGTTCAGCAACAACCTGTGGAAGTTCAGCAGACACAGCCTGCCACCAAGCCTGATCCCAAAGCGGAACGGTGGGCAGAAAAGAACACTTGGTTTGGTGATGACGAGATCATGACGCAGGCCGCTTTTGTTATAGATAACAATCTTCGTGCAGAAGGGTTTGACGGCACGGAAGATGAATACTATACTCAATTAGATACTCGTCTTAGGGAACGCTTCCCAAATGACATGGGTGTCAAGCAAAACGAGGGAAGTTCTAGGGTCGCCTCGGCTTCAACTTCCGCATCTCGTAGTAATAAACAGGGGCGCAGGACCGTCAAGTTGTCACCTTCTCAGGTGGCTATGGCAAAGAAACTTGGGGTTCCTTTAGAAGAATACGCAAAGTATGTAAAGGACTAAGCCATGAGTGATACAAGACAGCCACGGTCAACAGAAACCCGCGAAAAAGCAACGCGCAGAAAACCATGGGCACCGCCCAGCCGATTAGATGCACCTACTCCACCTGATGGATATACTCATCGTTGGATCCGGACTTCTCTTAGAGGCGATGACGACAAAATGAACGTCCACTCCAAACTTCGTGAGGGATGGGAACCAGTCAGAGCCGATGAGTATCCTGGATTTGATTATGCAGTTATTGATAGTGGTTCACATGCTGGTGTTATTGGCAACGGTGGATTAATGCTCGCCCGAATACCTGAAGAGACAGCGCAGGAAAGATCCGCGTATTACGGGAACCGGACCCGCGAACAAATGACGGCTGTAGATCAGGACCTTATGAAGGAACAACATCCTTCCATGCCTATCAGTAATGAGAGGCAAAGTCGTGTAACTTTCGGAGGTCGCAAACGCGATTCCGAGTAAACTTTAGAGGAGTATTGCTATCATGGCAAATACTAACGGTGCCTTCGGACTTCGTCCGATTGGTGTAGTCGGTCAGGCTGCAAACACCACTGGTGCGACTGAATATCGTATCGCCTCTGGAAACACAAACGCGATATTCCAAGGATCCCCTGTTATTCCGCTGTCAACTGGCTTTATTGACATTGTTGGCGCAGCGGCTGGTGGATCTGTGGGTCTTGTTGGTGTTTTCTGGGGTTGCGAATACGTTTCGTCTACCACTGGTGAGAAAATTTTCTCAAACAACTGGCCAGGTTCAGGCGCGGATTCAAACCATCCCGTCAAAGCCTTCGTGTATGACAATCCAATGCAAACATTTGTTATCGCATCAGACGCTTCATTGACTAATGAAGCAACTGCACGGGCGCATGTGTTCGCTAACGCAAACTTTGCGGCGGGTGCTTCTGGTTCAACAACCACAGGCATTTCATCCGGTAAGTTGGGTGTCAGCACTATTGCAGTTACTGCTGCCTTGCATCTTCGTATCATCGGCATTCAAGATGATGTTGAGAATCAAGATTTCGCAGCGGCTGGTATTGGTCTAATCGTTCGATTGAATAACAGCTTTAATTCCGCCAATGGTGGTATTGCTGCTGGTACTCCATCGACTACCGGCGTTTAAGGAGGCTCACTAAATGGCTATTTCTCGCGCACAACTGGCGAAAGAGCTGGAGCCGGGCCTCAATGCCTTGTTTGGCATGGAGTACAACCGGTACGAAAACCAGCACGCCGAAATTTTCACCACTGAGTCTTCAGATCGAGCATTTGAAGAAGAGGTTATGCTTTCTGGGTTTGGCGCCGCTCCGACTAAGTCGGAAGGTTCCGCCGTCAATTTTGACGATGCCAACGAAGCATATACCGCTCGGTATAACCATGAAACCATTGCACTAGCATTTTCGATCACAGAAGAAGCTGTGGAAGACAATCTTTATGATCGTCTCTCTACTCGCTACACTCGTGCTCTTGCGCGTTCAATGGCACACACAAAGCAGGTCAAAGCAGCTAGCATTCTAAACAATGCGTTTACGGCTGGTGCATCTGCTGGCGGTGACGGTGTTGCACTCTGTGACGCATCACACCCGCTTACAACTGGTAGCACGTTTGCTAACGAACCAGGTACAGCTGCTGACTTGAACGAAACCTCACTTGAGGACGCTCTGATCAGCATTGCTGGATTCGTTGATGAGCGTGGCCTGAAAGTCGCACTTCGCGGTCTAAAGCTGGTGATTCCTCGTCAGTTGCAGTTCGTTGCAGAGCGTCTTATGGTATCAAACCTGCGTGTTGGTACTGCTGACAACGATGTCAATGCACTTCGGTCAATGGGGATGCTTCCTGACGGCTACGCCGTTAACGACTTCCTAACAGACCCAGATGCGTTCTTTGTCTTGACAGATGCTCCTCGTGGCTTCGTCCATTTTGAGCGTGTTCCACTGTCTACACAGATGGAAGCAGACTTCGACACCGGCAACATGCGGTTCAAGGCCCGTGAGCGTTACAGCTTCGGTTTCTCAGACCCACGTTGTGTGTTTGGTTCACCAGGCGCATAAGAATCCTAGTCCTCCATACTGGGTTAAAGGGCGGCTTCACAGTCGCCCTTTTTTCTGTTAAGCTGTAGAAACCTTACGAGATGTAAGTTTCCTCCCTAAACTCGGAGCCGACTTAATTGCGGCTTCGCTTTTTTTCGTGTATGCTAGTTTTACCCTGACAGATCCAACGTGGATCTGACACTAGCCACGACAGGAGTAAACTCATGGCGACAACTACTTTCTCTGGTCCTATTAGAGCCGGAACAATCAAAAACACAACAGGCTCAACTCTTGGTTCAAACATTGCTAATGTTGGTCAAGTTGTTATGGCTCAAACATTTTCAGCAGACTTATCAGGCGGTGCTCTAGCTGCTCAAGTTACTGATGTTGTAATCCCTGCAAACTCTCAGATTATTGACTGTGTGATTGACATCATTACAGCCGCTAATGCTACAACTAACCTTAGTATCGGTGATACGGTAGGTGGTGCAGCTACAATTCTGAACACTTTTGCATCTGGAACAGACGCTGGGCGTAAGTACCCAACAACACAAGCTGGCGCTGCATTGGCTTGGCAAGACACTGGAACAGCGGACATTCGTTTGACTGTGACTGCTT